CTGCAGGGGACACCACTTTTCAGTTCTTCCTCGTTCGTTACAGTTCTCAAATCCCCTTTATAATCACTACTTATGCCAAAAATAAGCCCTTAGGCGTTCGTAGCGGATCGTTGACTGCCGCACATTAATGCGGGCATATTGTGGGCACATGTTAAAATGACCACGGATTTATGCCCACATGCTCACAGTAAAGCAAATTGACGCGGCAAAACCTGCAGAAAAATCATATCGCCTTGCTGATTCTGGAGGCCTGTTCCTGTTCGTACCTCCATCAGGCAAAAAGGTGTGGCGAATGCGTTACCGTTTCGACGGCAAGGAAAAGACACTGGTCATCGGACCATACCCGCAAATCTCGCTTACCCAAGCCAGGGCAAAACAATCTGACGCGAAAATGAAGCTGCTTGCTGGCGTGGACCCATCAGAACAGAAGCAGGCTATAAAGAAGAAGGAAAAGGAAGAAGTAGCTGATTCGTTCGGTGATATCTTCAGGGAGTGGCATGCTCACAAATCGAAGGTATGGTCAAAAGGATATGCTGACGAAATGATGAACATGTTCACTGGCGATATATTGCCGCTCATCGGGCATCTGAGAATGGAAGAGGTGGAGCCGATGATGCTACTGAAGGTGATCAGGCTATTTGAGGACAGAGGAGCGATGGAGCGTGCTGATAAGGCTCGGCGCAGGTGTGGCGAGGTTTTCAGCTACGCAATAGTAACCGGAAGAGCTAAATATAATCCGGCTCCAGACCTTGTTGGGGCAATGAAGGGTTACAGAAAAAACAACTACCCTTTCCTCCCTATGCATCGCATTCACGAATTCCAGAGGGCGCTTAATGGGTATGGAGGCTGGGTTATAGGTAAGATTGCTGCTCAGGTTCTTCACTATACAGCAATGCGAACGGTGGAATTACGTTCGTTGGTATGGTCAGGAATTGACTTTGAAAACAGCCTGATCACCGTTGCCCCTGAAGTCATGAAAGGAAGAAAACTGCATGTCGTTCCAATGTCAGAGCAAGTTACAGCGCTTTTCAAATTCCTGCAACAAATCACCGGACAGTACGAACTTTGCTTCCCGGGAAGGAATGACAGGAAAAAGCCAATCAGCGAAAACGCCGTCCTTGGTGTAATCCGCAGTATAGGATATGAAGGACAGACCAGCGGCCACGGTTTCAGGCACCAATTCAGCACGGTACTCAACGAGAAGCACTGGAACAGCGACGCGATAGAAATGCAGTTGGCACACGTTAGCGGGGGCACCAGATCCGTATACAACCACGCAGCTTATCTTGATACGCGACGGGAGATGATGCAGTGGTGGGCAGACTGGTTGGATGAGAAAGTATCCTAGGAAAACAACACAAAGCCTTGCAAACCGGTGCAAAGCTTTGTGTGTCCCGCTTTTGTCTCACCACGCATCATCACATGCTGAGCAATCCCCTTCAAATGCTAAACTTTCGTCCTCTAAGAATTCACTGATTTTTATAATGTTAAAGCTATTTATTAGCTATGTTTCAGTTGGCTCGTTGAATACTGCCATCCACAGGCTTTGCTTGGGCGCATTGTTCAGATTGATTGGTTTTAGTCAAGCGATATCGAAACTTATCGTATCCTGCGTAGCAGTTACATTAAGCTTTTCGTCAACGCCAAATGCACATTTAAGCCCAAAGCAACAACTGGCTGGTACATGGACTTTGTCATTAAAGAAAACCAGACTTATGATCAGTTTGTTAGCAACATCAATACCAATAATGGTTACTGATCATAAAGTTATGACATACTAGTCAACAATTTACTTATTTTTTTATTTAACTTGAGGTAGTTTAAGTTGGAACACTTAAAATACAGACCAGACATCGATGGGTTGAGAGCAATAGCAGTGTTGTCAGTGGTAATTTTTCACTACTTTCCTTCGATTCTTCCCGGCGGTTTTGTTGGGGTTGATATATTTTTTGTTATATCAGGATACCTTATCACATCTATTATATTAAAATCTGCATCAAGTAACTCCTTCTCTTATGTAGAATTTTACAAGAGAAGAATAATTAGAGTATTCCCATCGCTGTCAATTGTTCTTGTATCATGTCTTATAATTGGATGGTTTTACCTTTTCCAAGATGATTATAAATCACTCGGAAAGCACGTTTTTTCAGGGGCTTACTTCATATCAAACTTAACACTATGGAGTGAATCAGGGTATTTTGATTCTCAATCATATCTTAAGCCATTGTTGCACCTTTGGTCTTTAGGTATTGAAGAACAGTTCTATATATTATGGCCTGTGGTTATTTTGTTATGCTTTAAAAGCAAATACTCGAAACGCAATATACTTCTATCATGCGCAGCCATATTTATAGTTAGCTATACAATTAGTGTTTCTACCATGGCATACGAAGGTGGTGCTAACTACTACTCCCCAGCATCAAGGTTCTGGGAGTTAATGGCTGGCGCCATAATAGCAGCATTACGTTTCATGGGTATCAAAACATCAGTCTATAAATCTATGTCATTGCTAGGAGTTATAATAATAACTCTGTCAATAGCATTAATTAATGAAAAGATGGCTTTCCCTGGTTACATCGCGATAATGCCAGTAATTGGTGCGTCTCTTGTAATAGCATCAAGTGGAAATAATTGGATCGCATCAAAAATACTAAGCTTTAAACCTATTGTTTTTATTGGGCTTATAAGCTATCCGCTATATCTATGGCACTGGCCAGTTTATTCATTCTATCGTTCTATATTTTCTGGATCACCAAGCACCAACGAGTTATTGATTCTAATGGCGTTGGCATTAGTATTGGCTATTTTAACTTATTATCTTTTAGAAAATCCTCTGCGCCATTCTGAAAAAAGGTCAATTACAACTATTATTCTGGCTGTCGTCGTATTTGGTTCTGGCGTATTTGGGTTTGTCACGTACTCCATGAATGGAATTAAAGAAAGAAGCGTAAACAAATCAGCAGGTGAGTATGCTTCTGTCACAAATGTGTACGATTACTATAAATATGGTGAGCTATTGCGCGGTGGCATATGTCACTCTGTGCTGTTAAAAAATGCCATATCTAACGGTTGCATTAAAAACAGCCGCAATAATATTTTTATAATCGGTGATTCATATGCAGCAGCACTCTATAATGGGTTGTCGAGTTACATAAAAAACAACAATAAAAAGTATGTGATAAGTCAAATGACAGACGGAAATGCCCCGCCATTGTTTGTTAATGGTCAAGACGACCTCCAAAGAGACGTTAGCTCCGTTAACGTTGATAGAATTAAAGAAATTGGAATAACTAAACCTGAGATAGTGTTACTAAATTGGTCTGTTAGAGGTTCAAATGGAGTGCAAGATAAAAATCTAGCAATTGAATCGCTATCGTTAACAATAAAAGAAATCAAAAAAGCATCCGCCGAATCAAGAGTAATAGTTGTTGGCCCGGTTCCTGAATGGAATGCTAATTTAGTTAAGGTGATATCAAATTACACAAGTGAATTCAAAAAAACGCCACCTATATACATGTCATATGGATTAAACGATGAAATTAAAGTATGGGATAAGTACTTTGATGAAAACGTGCCTAAGTTAGGGGCTGAATACATATCAGCATACAGATCTCTATGCAATGAAAGTGGATGTTTAACAAGGGTTGGTGATGGACCAGATTTTGTCACTGCTGTAGATTATGGGCACCTAACAAAATATGGATCGATTTTCCTTTTTGAAAAAATAGGAAATAAAATAATAAAGTAAATAGGAATTGTTTTTTTGAAAATCCCCATAGAACTTAACAGATCATATGGGGATTTTTTTAAATTTATTAAAATGTCAATAACAACTAATATAACTTCTTTTGCTTGTAAAAAGCATACAGCATGATTAATATCATTACAATATCAGACAATATTCTCGATGCGTTAAACGGAATAAAGCCAAATACTATAAATATTAACTCCGCAGAACAATATAGGAATACTAAAAATGCTGCTACCCCTATTATTTTAGATACGATCCGGTTCATTTTCTGCTCCTTTGGCGCATGGATGCGTATCGTATCATTTTTGTAGTAATCTGTGAAGATTGCTTTTCAGTTTCACGTTAGTACATTCTGCCACCATAACTTCTCATAACGTTATTGCACTCAATTTCCATTGTATAATATGCTGCAGTTGATTCTGAGAAATTAAGAGCTATTTTACAGACAGCGGTGGCGGAATCAGGCCAGCCAGTACCTGTTTCGCCTGTTGTTGGGTCCTCCCAAACTATATTACCAGAAGTTGGCTCAATGCCAGAAGCTACTGATTTAAATATTTTGTATATATTAAGACTTCCGTCTGATTTAAAACAACAAGAATATTTGTATATCCCATCACTACCTCCAGTTAAATCAGATTTAATTGTTATATCCATAACAAACGAATCGTAGTACCCATTCCATTCTTGTGATTGTCTAAACATTCCCTTTGGAAGTGGAATGGTTACAGAAGAAGGAATTGGCGCAGGAGCTGGTAAATTTGTGCTTGGATTTGATATCCCATTAAACGGGAATTTATATAAATATACTTGTTTTTCGCCCGGGACAACTTGCCCACCATTTACCTGATTTATGCTATCAGGGGCGCAAGGCTCAATAATTAAATAGTTAAGATAAACATCCTCTGAAGATGTGTTGTTAACATAAATAGTCTTCCAACCCCTACCGACAAGAGCGCCCGCCCATGACTTTCTTCCGTCTGAGTTTCTGAGTTGCGTAGTATACGACATTGTTTCCGATATTTCTTTAGGAAACGATTTCAGAGGCATTATATTTACAGGCAAATATCCGTCAACTGATTCGACAGGATCAGATAATGATATTTTGCAACCTGTAATAATACCTGTAAAAAATACGTCCGCGGCATCTGCATCAAGAAAGAAAGAAAAAGACTGCACACCACCAGGATATATTTTACCAACTTGACCGTTCCAGACATAAGATAAGTTGTAATCAGGTGATAGAGATGTTAATTTCCCAAACCACCCGATCCCCTCAGATGCCCGACCAGGCTGAATTGATGAATATGAAGCTATATTCCTGACAGGTCTAACCCAGCAACCAGAAAGAACAAATGACGCGACAGCATCACCATACTTTGCATATCCTGATTTATTAAAATGAGTTCCATCACTATATACAGAATTATATTTGCAATATTGGATAACACTCTCACTTTCAAATACGGGACAAGCGTATTGATTAGCTACAGCCCTTGCATATTGAGCAAAAAGTGAACCACCGTCATTCTGACCATAATTAATTGGTGTGGTGGTATGCAGCACCACACCACAACCCCAATCAATAAACCTTTTAATTATTTTTTCAATATACTCAACATATTCGTCCAGCGTTGCACCGCCTACTCCCTGGCTATCATTTATCCCCAGCATAAGATGCGCTACGTTACAGTGAGGGTTATCAGGCCACCGTTCATAAGAAAGTTTTGCCGTATCACCGCTAAATCCGTGGTTTATTACAGTAACATTTGAATTTGTTAATGTTAACAGTCGTTCCTGCAACCGAGAGGGGTACTGAATTGGAGCAACAGTGTATGGGTTATTATTAGGAGGAGCTATAACATCTGAACTGATTGTGTCGTGCCCTATAGTAACGCTGTCTCCCTGACAAACTATTTTTAATTCTCCTCCGGCACGCAATAAGTTATTTGCTGAAGCCAGTAAATTTGCATTACGATATGCATAAGATTTTGTGTTTAATTTATCATTAATAATACCAACTTTCGAATGTAGATCATTTATTTCTTCCTGCACAGTCAATCCTGACGTCGTGCCAACTAATGCTGCACCATCATCTGTAGATAAAAGTTGTTTGAATTGATCAGGGTCGTACTTCAACACATTTGGAAAGTAGAACTGCTGCACTGACGAACTTCCGCCACTGTAAACGGCCATCGAGTGTCCCTGTACAGTCACAAACTTTGCAATCTGTCCATTATATACAGGGTAACCAGCAGCATTAATGATGATTGGTTGCGAAACAGGAACGTGAGAACCGTCTTCATTCTCAACATAAACCTGAATCTGGTTTGCTGGGTTGGTAGGGTCTGTATCAATCTGGCCGATATAAATTTTTCCATTGGCTACGGCTTTAAAAGATCGAGCCATTGTGAAGAGCTGGCTCGGCATTGATACTACAACATTGGCAGTGATATCTGACATTTACTATGCTCCGGGTACAGCAAGGCCGCACAATATAAAACTTGCGCAGCATTGCATTAAGGTCGGTTATAATTGCTTAAAAGAGTGGAGGGTTTATGGAACGTGACTTATTGAACTTTGCTTTCTTAATCTTCGGCCTTGTGGTGGGCAAACTTTTATTCGCTTAAGGATTGAGATTTCGTTCCCTGAGCTAATGAGTTAACAATGCGCTCAACATCAGATAACGCTTTCTCGAATGCGGTAGAACCACGTGGCGTATTAGCCAGACGAAGCATTGCATTACGTGCTGGTTCACTCTCATACATCCTTGCCAGCAAACCATACCCGCCACCAACACCTACCAGTGCAGGGTTAGTTACTGTTCCAATACCTAGGATGAACGGTATAGTTTGCTGACCTGTAGGCGTTGTTACTCCTGCCTGACCAGCACGCTTGGTTGCCTCAAGATAATTCTTAATCCCCTTCAGATACGCAGCATCACGGCCTTTGAATGCTATACCGGTCTGGTTAGACATCAGGTTAATCTGTCTCAGGAACTGGTCAGGTGAGCCTCCTGATTTCTCCATGGCCTTTCCGATTATGCCGTTGCGCATCTGAGCGCGCCCCACCTGACCTACTGACCGGTACAGATTCTGAACTTCTGATTTATTCTTGCTGAACAACATGTTGTTGACAACTTCGGGAGTTAGATCCCCTTTCATCAGAACGTTCTTCAAGCGGGTATTCTGGAGCTTACTAGCCTCATCTGCGTATACCGCATTGGCCTGCTTGTATCTGCGCAGAGTGTCGTTTCCAAGGTTCTGGCCAATGGAGTTATCAATGTCTCCTGTCATTGCCCTGTATACACGCTGCACTGCCGCCTCAGCTGGCGGTGGCATTTGTGTCCTTTCTCCTCTGACATCCATCCTAAACTGCGTTCTCAGTCTGCTTAACTGTTCCAGGTTAACATCACCTTTAGCCAATTCATTCCTGTATGCCTGAAGTTTGCTAATTGTATCCGTGTCGGCAACTTGCCCTAATTTTTGCAGTTTTCCAATCTCATCATCTATCTGCTGAATTGCTCGCGTTGGCTGAATGTTGACTCCTGTCATTGCGCTCTGAACTTGCTCAAGACGGTTCCCTGCTGCTTTCCGAATTCCTGATGTTTTTGCCTTCAGGCTGCCAATAACAATTGACGGATCATACTCACCAAACCGTGATGCAAATTCATCTACCAACTGACTGCGAGCTTCTTGCTGATTAGCTCGCATTGAACTTGTCCCGGCAAATGGGATGTTTTCAGCCGTTGTTTGAGCCATGCGCCCGACTCGTGAGTTTGGCGGCAAAACATCGGTTGTGTGCAATGGCACATCTGCGGAGTTAGCAAATCGGATTGCCTGTTGTGCTTCAGGAGAGATTGCACCACGCACACCACGATATACAGCGCCGGCGGCACGACCTAACTGGTTAATCGCCCCACCAAGTACAACACCAGTTCCGAGGTCAGTGGCGAGTTCCTCAGGGTTGTCCTGCACACTATTTGCAGCCATAGATCCAACTGCGTTTTCTGCCAGCAAGCGAGATGCTCCTTGTGCAACTCTCCCGGCAATGGTTGGAGCCTGCGCCGCAATACGTTCAGCTCCTACCGGAGTTAGATAGGGCAATGCTTCTGAGAAGATTTTCCCTTCTGTTGTTTGCGGGGTTAGCGCTCCCTGCTGAAGACCAAAATCTTGAGCAATCCCCTCAGTAGTAACACGAGGAGCGGGCTGATAAGTTCCGTCGCCTAACCCTAGTTGCTTGCCAGCCCACGCGCCGGCGCTGGCAACCGCATCAGCCATCGATGCAGGAATATTTGCCAGGTTCACTCCAGCCTGAAGCATTCCGCGTCCTGTTTCTGCTGCCGCGCTCACGATGTCAGAAAGGAAGCCCCCCCGATCTTGTGGCTGTGCTTCCTGCGGTGCCTGTTGAGGCTCTGCTGACGGCACCGGATACGCAGCATAGAAAGCCTGTTTAGCCTGCTCAGCCTGATCGCCTGCCTGAGGTGCAACCACTTCATTGAAGTATTGCTCCTGAGCCTGCGCCTTCTGTTCTGGTGCCAATGCCTGATATTGCTGAGAGGCAATAACGTCTTTCCATGCCTTAGCCATTAATCACCCCATAGTGAAGAAAAGTTGCTGTTGTATGCAGGCTGTGATTTCTGTACAGGTTGGGATTGCTGATACTGCGATTTACCAACATCAACATTGTACTGCTGGTTGTAATTGTTGGTGTATTCCTGAATCTCACGAATAGACTGCTGCATAGCCTTCGGGCTTGAGTAGTCAACCTGCGGCATCCCCTGAAAATACATCTTCGCTTCTGCAATGGTGTTGATACCGCTAGCACCCATATCTCTTGCTGCTGCCACGCCCTGATTCTGCATTCTTCCCTGAATACGTTGTGCGGAGTTATATAACTGTCGCTGTTCTTTGCCTGTGAGTCGGCTGCGAACATCTGCACCAATTGCCGGATTTCCTGCTCCGCCAGTCATGCCAGTCATGAAATCGAGAGCAGAAGCATCTGCATTTGCGATTGCGTCAATGTCTTTCTTCATCGCGTAGTTCTGTGCGCTTGCTGCAGACGTTGGAGGCGCTGCAATAGCACTTGCCGGGACACGAACCATATTGCCGTTATCGTCAATACCTTCGTAAAATGCATTAGCCCCTGCGCCGTGAAGTTTTCCGTCAATGTTGACTGTTCTACCATCTGCAAGCTGAACGACCCGATTCCCCTCAACTCCTGATATCGTTCTGGCGTTTGCCCTTTGCATTGCCAAATCCTGACCGCGGCGGGCTGTAAAGGCTGACATGTCTTGTCCGCGCATAGTAATATTTTGCCCGCGAGCCTGAAGTCCTTCCCCTGCTTTATTGCTGCGGATTGTTTCAGCAAGTCGACCTCGATCAATCTCGCGACCTGTCAACTTGTCCTGAATATCAAAATACTTTTCTGGTCCTACCGCGTGCATCCCAATAAGGTCTGTTAACTGCGTGAAGCCTTCAGGGCTTTGTTGATATGTCTGCCACGCCTGTTCAGGAGATACGCCAATTTGCTGCAGTGTATTCTGGTGAGTGGCAAGCTCTCGCATCACCGCTTCAGGCCCCTGAGCGGAGGCAATATTCAATCGTGCAGACATATCGCCCATCGCCTGATTTCTGTCAGCATCAACAAAGCCCATGCCCTGACGAATTGTTTCAATCTGGTCTGGATTGGTGGCTGCAAGTTGACGCAAGGCGTCCCGATCACCTGCCGCATAAGCCTGACCGAAAGCTTTTTGAAAGTCAGAAAGCCTCATTGCCTGACCAACTGCACCAAGACCCTGAGCAAGTTGAACTCCAACGTTTGGGCGCTGGCTAAAGTCGTAGTTTGATAGTGATGGCTGCCCGGGCGCGTTTTGGTTTGCCACCTGCATTGACGGCAAACCAGCAAGTTGAAATGTAGCCACGATAACTCCTTAGAAGAGTGAGCCAAGCAATCCGATACCAGCACCGATACCAGCGCCCCATGGCGTGGAAGTGCCTAACAGGCTTGCAATACCAGCACCTGCAAGCGCACCACTCGTACCTCCGCTAATGGCACTTCCAAGCGTGGATTGACCAGAACCCTGAGAGCGGATCGCCGCCATCTGTTGCGCAAGATTACCTGCGTTATTTGCATAGTTCTGTCCTGCCGATGCCTGGCCTGCTGCCGCAGACTGACCAACGTTTAACAGGTTGCCATAGTTTTGCATCTGCCCTGACAACCAGTTCTGCCCGAGCGTTGGTGCAATGGATGCAATTTGGTTTGATGTTGCTGTAGAGCCAAGACCTCCGGTGGCTTCCGCTGCATTCAGGCTTTGATAGCGAGCCTGATCAGCCAATTGTTTATACTGGTCTGAGTTGTAATACTGATTGAGAGCACTGTTCTGACCTTCCAGTGTTGATAGCTGCTGAATCTGCTGGAGAGCCGGCAAACCTGCGGCGGCGTAAGGTGCCAACTGCTCCATCACACGATTGAATTGTTGGTTTTGCAGGTCTGCGGCGTACTGTGTTGCTCTTGCGGCCTCTTTTGCTCCGCTGCTTGATGAGCCACCTTTTCCGCCTTTTTCAGCGCAATAAGGCTCCTCGCCGCGCAGTTTTCTGCCCAGCTTAAATGCATATAACATGTTTATCTCCCGTGATTCAGGAAGTCGATTAGTTCTTCGCGTGTGGCGCTGTAAAACGTCACGTCATCCACGCCTTTGAAGTATTTCTTGATGGTTCCTACACGCTTAAGGCCAATCATTGCACAGTACATCTGACCGTGGCGAAATTTGCGTGCAGCAAACGAAGTGACGCATTGAACAGAGGTGTTGGTGAGAATGTATCGCCAGAACGCCAGCCCGATTTCCTTACTGAATCCTCTAATCTCAGGCAGATACATGGCGTGGCAGTCAAATGTCAGCGGCTGAATCTCGTTGTAATACACGATGCCACCGAACTGACCATGTACGTTCACTTCGAAATATCGGCACTCAGGCTTGTAGTCGTATCCGTCACCGTTGTTACTCCCGGCGATGATGTCGGGATGGTTGCCGACCGTTTCTATCAGGTCGATGTTTCGGGTGGGAGTGAATGTAATCATCAGTTGATCAATCCATGAGTTCGTATTGCATCTTCGAGAGCTTTGATACGCTGCCGCGCCTGCTGCAATCCGGTAGCCATAGCTGATACCTCAGACTGCGTATATGTGGCACTGACCGTGTATGCCTGGTTAGCGTTGAATGCACCGAGAAGCGCAGCTCCTGTTGCTGCTGTCCATCCGGTCTGTCGAGCACCGATAACTTTAGTACCGCCAACTGAATAGGACGTTGTCACGTTGAGAGGTGACGCCAGCGATTGAGAGGCAGTTGCTGACTTCGATACGTAATCAGCCTGCAATGAAGAAATAGTGCCTTCAGCAACCGTAACCCTACCATCAAGAGCACTGACATCAGTCTGCAAGGTGACTATTTCGCCTTCAGCCGTGGTTAGCCTGACATCCAGCGCTGCAATTGCATTGGTATTTGCAGTAATACGGATTTCATGGCTGTCTACGTCGATGCGTAACTGTTGAATTCTCGCTTCGTGGTCTGCAAGCTCAACATCCTGCTCATCGTTCTTTACCTGCGCGTCATAGGCACCTTGCCCTGCTTCGTTTGCCTTTCCCGCAATAGCGCCAACGTCAGCCCCCTGCGCGATTACGTAGAGCAGATAAGACCGGCTGAAGACGTTGCGGGGGAGTATTGAGGCATCAAGACGAGTGGCCTGAATAATGACAGGATTATTAAGTGACGGGTCTGCCATATGTTACTCCAGACGAATTTGACACCCGGATAGTGTTACAGGTGATTTGGTGATTACCCGCAGTTTGAATCCGATTAATCGACGAATACGACCTACACGCTTCCATAAAACTCTCTTGTCGTACACAAACGGCTCATTCTGCTCAATCATCTGTTCGCGACCGTAATTGATTCCGTCTGTGGTTGCAGACAGGAACAGGCGGTCAGCGTATTGAGCAACACCAGTGGATGATTCAACTTCGAGGTCGAAGCATCTGGCATTGTCCGCTTTGAAGAGGGGTGTAAACAACAGATGTTCTTGCTGCTTGTCGTACTGACTACTAATGTCGAATTGCAACTGCCCTGTCACCGCTTCTGACTTGTCGCCACACGTAATCTGGTTGCCTTCGTACATGAAATCGATGGCGCGATAAACATCGTCGTATAAACCGGTTTTCAGTACGCACCATTGCGGCCCGTTCTGGCTTGATGAGGCATCGTAAACCAGCACATGACGCGGGAGATGGATAATCAGCAGTTCATGCGAATCGAACCTCAACGCCTCCATCACCCCGGTTGCCAGTTCATCAGCCGTGTATGAGCGGATAATTTTCTCAATACTGGCCGTCGCAATTGGTGAAGCCTGCCCTGACCCGATGATGTAGACGGAAGGTGCGCCAGTAGCCGGGTGACTGATGAATGCATATGAATCAGCGAATGGCGTTTTACAGTATGTTCCGGCAATCCCCTTCTGTACCATTAACGATGGCTGCGCGACATACAACGCAGCGCCAACGGTGGTTGCGCCTGTCAGGGAGAAATACTCTATCGTCGACGAGCCAAAGCAGACGATGAAATCTCGCCATGAACCTATGCCAATTATCCCGTCAGGCTGCGATTCTGCGCGATATTCTGCACTGTAGCGGTCAGGATGCGATTCATCTTCAAGGTCAGTGATAAACCATGAATCTGTACCGTCTTTTGACCATGCATAACGCCCACGTAAGCGAGTAATGTCACGGACTGAGCCTAACTCATACTGCGTGAATCCGCTGTCTGTAGGCCAGTTTGAGACGGTTTTAACCGTGCCATCATAGCGATACTCAACCAGTTGACCATTAACGCCTACAGCCTGAGATGTCCGACCATGTGCCATTGATACACGACCACTTCCGGCAACATCACCGACTTCGCTTTCGCCCTTATACAGCTTGCCCCCACACACGCGATAAACAGCACTCTGCGCCATGTTGTACTCAACTCCGCGCGATACGCCGTTCACATCAGAACGTTTGGCAATGCCCGGGAATGAGCGAAGATATCCGCTGCTGTTCAGTATTTCTTTGGGTGTAGCCAACATATTCACTGGCAGATAGTCGATATAGTCGGCGTTTCTAAAGTCTTTGCCGACACCTTTCATAAGCGGAAGTTGCTGAATAGGCATTTATTCACCTATGCGTTTGGGATATCGCCATCAATCAGAGGGAGATCGCCTGGATAATATCGGTCAGATGTGAACACGTCATATTTATTACCCTGCCCTACAGGAAAATCTCCACGTCGTCGCATTGAAGGAACAACCAGAGTGTCGGTCATCAAGGCATCATATGAGCGTTGGGCGTTACTGAGAACTTGCTGAGTTGGTTCAAGGCTGTAATCAGATAGCATTCTCAGCAATAACTGATAGCCTACTGCGTGTTTGTATTTTCTTGGAAGACCTGACTCATCATCTGGTAATGGCTGATCATCTCCAGTTGCGAAAGCGTAACCAATGTCGCCGGGGTTAATCATCCACTCGGACATCATATCTTCCAGATCATTTACACCATCTTCAATTGATTGCGGCTCAACATCAGTCAGCGATGCATTAGAAGCAATAGCAAACTTACGAAGCGCAAAAAGGATGATCTCACCCTTTGTCAGTACTGTTGCCATTGTCTGCCGCCTTACGACCTCGCTTACTGGTCGGTTTCAATTCATCAACTGAGGCAACAAAGCCCAACCTTTCGAAAAACTGGAAGTCTTTTTCTGCGATAACGGCCTGTACATGCCCGGATTCGTTATCTGCGGCAAGGAATACACTCATCCGATCCATATTGTTTCCTTAAAACATAAAAGGGGCGTAAGCCCCTTGTTATTACGGATTACCGAAGAACTGACCGCCCATGTGAGGGTTAAAGCACACATATGCAGGCAGTAAGTCGAAGCGCATTTTTTGCACGTTGGCATCGCCATCTGCGTATTTATGTACGCGGATGGAGAAACCTTCATATGTTGCAACAGCAGAATCAATACTGTGCAGTTTCGGCAGTGGGATAGAGCCAAGTCCACAGAAGAACTTGTTATAGAACAGGTTTGGCTTCATTGTCTGGCTAGCAGTGCCTACTACAGATACGGCATCGCCTGCCTCTACCTGACGACTTACAGAGTTGTACTGCGGGTTTGTAGTGTCATAAATCGGAACACCAGAAAGCGTAACCGTCACATCGCCACCGCTGTCTGAATTAGCATCAGCAGTAACCGTTGCAGTGAAGCTAATTGGTGTGGCTCCGTTATACAACGCCTGTTTGGTATGCTGTTGCAGCCAGTAGGTATTGGTGAATTTGACCTGATCACCAGCTTTCAGAAAACCTGTAACGCTGGCTGTCGCTCCGGTCAATGTTACAGTGAACTGGTATGAGTCTTTAACTGCGTTATAGGTAACAGTTGGCTGTGTTTTGACTGTCAGTGTTCCGCCAAATGCCCCCTGCGTACGAGAGGCAAGCCCATTAGACATCAGTGCGCGAATGCCGCCAAAATTGGTTGGGATCTGTGCGTTCTCCCATGCAGTACGAACCAATTGATCTGAAGCATGCAAACCAGTCTGCGCATCAGCAAGTCGCTGTGCAGACCATGGATCCATTACAGCATAGTTTTCACCTTCATTAACGCCGAGGTCTTTCAGGAAAGATGCCGTCTGCGCAACATCAGACCATTTGGTGATTGGAGTATTGGGGCTACCAAGTGACAACGCACCGTTATTCATCATGAAGTGAGCAAGCTCTGTTTCAAGGTCGGTAACGATTCGCTGGCGAACCGGCGCGAGAATTTCTTCCAGCTGGTTAAGCTTGATCGCTTCCTCCAGTTGCTGATATTCAACAGCAACAGTGATGTAGTTACCTACACGCCCCGTAGCTTTACCTGAGATCAGGTTGTTTTTATTTTGCCCTGAAATATCACCAGTGGGAGTACGGAGGGATGAGAATTGATGCGGACGTTTAAAGCTAACGCTATCGCCAGTGCTGGAGTTGATTTCACCTGCCAGCAACTGACGGTCTACGGTTTTCGCCAGAACTAAATCTGACATAAAACCCGGAAGGAATTTTTTCAGAACGATTTGACTGACGTTACTGTCGAGATTGTTAGGCATTTATCTTTTCCTTATTCGATTTTTGCGCCGGGGCATAATTTGTTGAATTCGTCTTGTTTCGCATCAGCACCGCCACCACGTACTTCCGGCTCTGGCTTGATGGCTTTCTTTGGTTTTGGAGCAAGGCTTACCTGTTTGCTAATCTGCCCCAAGAGGAATGCTGCGCGAATTGGATCTGTCTCAGCGGCTACACGCTGGCGTAATTGCTGGCTCTTACCTAAGCCATAGGCGAGTAGTTCAGAGCCTTCGTCTGCACAGTGAATGATGATTTCCTGCTGAATTGGTGGTAGCTCACTAAGAACAATGGCTTCCATTTCCTGATAATCTTTCACAGGAAGTTTGGCTGCCCGTTGTTTATGCGCTTCTACCCTTTGCTGGAAACGCTGCTGGTATTCCTGTTGCTGACGTAGTTTTTGTTGCTGCTGCTGTTCGACACGGCCTTTTTTCTCATGCCAATCAGTCAATGCCTGTTCAAACGCCTGTTCGTCATAATCACACGACTCAAGAGTCGGTTTTGGTGGAATAGCGTCTGGTTGTGGTTGCTGATGTTCCGCTGGCTTGGCTAATGCTTCCTCAAGCTGGCGGCGCAACTCACGGTTTTCTTTCTGTGTTTCTTTGAAGCCTTTGCGAAGATCTTTCACCCATTGCGGCGCAGGTTGCCCGTCAATGTGATCATCATCGTCAGCGTTAAGCTGAATTTCTTCATCACCAATACGCAAGGCGTAATCTTCTGGTGTCTCTTCGGTTTTTTCAGGCTCAGTTGCCACCTCTTTACCGTTGTCATCCTGGCTTTCATTCTCAGGCTGTGACTCTGTTTGGATGATGGTTTCTTCTGCATTTTCCTGTGTTTCAGACAGGTCAATAACCTGACCGTCGATGATCAGTTCGTTTTCCATTGATTACTCCTGGTTAACTCGGCATTAAGTCTGCCGGTGACTGTGGTGGTGACTGGAATTGCTGTTGTTGTGACTCGGCGACATCTTTCAGAAGGCGTATTGCCTCCATCACTGCTTTGTCATCGATGTTTCTGGCTTGAGCCAGTTTATAGACAGTGTTTGCCTGACTCTCCATCGCATCCTGCTGGGCAGTAAATGCTTTGATTTGAGTTTGAGCAGTTTCGTTAGTTGCTTTTTGCGCTTCTGCCTGCGCTGCTACCATTTGCGCCTGAGCGAGAACCATTTCAGGATTTGGCTGGCTTTGTGCTGCCATTTGCGTCTGTTGAACAATCTGCTGCTCTTTCTCATTGCGTGGTTTTGCAATACCAGATATCAGCAGTTGGTTTCGGTTGTACTCTTTGAAGTCATCAAGGCCTTCGCCATCGATATTGTCCAGAATAATACCCTGAATTGCCGGGCGCATTGGGTCTGTTGGAAGCATAGAGCTAAGGACATTTGTCAGTACAGAAACCGTTGCATCACGTCGTGCTGTGTAGCTTGGTCCAACATCAACCGTCACATCGTATCTACCGACAGAAAGATCATTTAACGCAACAACAGCCCCTGTTTGCCTGTCAACAACCTGTGCGCTCAGGACAGCGATATCATCACTTCCATCTTCGTTAACGATGCGCACTTCACGTTCTGAACCGTACACTTCACGCGCCATTGACAGCCATACTTCACCAGCGCGTTTAAGACTTTTCGCCATATTGTCCAGATAGATAAACGAAGCCATATCTGCTCTGTTCATCAAGTTGTTAACCGTTTCCTGAGCAATATTACTTGGCATCTGCTGCATGGCCTGACTGCCGCCTGTAACCTCCTGAATATCTGCACTGGTTTGCTGTAGTAATGCAGCCAATGCCTGATTCATAACCGCAGGCTGTGTATATCCTGCCGGGGTAGCTCCAGCGATAATGTTGCCAGATTTATCTCTCACTTCGCGCAACGGCAAGAACGCTGGGCGTTTCTTGTTGCGAGCCTCCCAGTGCTTCTCAAGTCCACGAATTTGCTCCATGCCAACTATAGGGATCTGACCGGGGTCTTGCGCTGCAGTATCAGCCAGCATTGATACCTGAAGGTTGTACAAACGCTGTGGATCCATTGCTTTTGCAATGTGCCCTTCGACACGCTCAATGTCATCAATGAACCAGCGTTTTCCATAAACCGGGATGAGGGGGATATGCTCACCAGGAATACGTCGAGGTTTCTCAAGGAAACCATCACCATCCACTACGGATACATACACACGACGGCGCTTCACTGAGCGCCTTGCCACTTCCTGAAATCCAGCTATTGCCAGTTCATCTTCAATATCTTCAACCTGATCACTGTCGTATGTTGCAACCTCTCCAGTGATTGGATGTCGATAACTGATGACGTCAACAGACTCTTTACGAACTTCGTAATACTTCGCTATGTAAATAACATCTTCATCAAACCAGTCATATTCCCAACTGGTCATAGACGTTACGTCCAGAGAAGCAGGAGGTTTCTTTCCGTATTCAGCCTCATATTTTTCAGGTGACAACGAATACATGCAGAACGCCCACAACGCGTCAGATTTGTCGTACTTCTTAGCGTCAGGGTCAAACCACACAGAGCGCGACGGGTCGTATATTGGTTCAATAGCAATACGCTGACGATCGTCCATGGGGTCGTATTCATTGACCAGCATCGACGTCAAACGGAAGCAACCGAAACCACCAGTAGCAGCGTCGTCAAATGCATTATCGCAAGCCTCACCGCCATCAGTTTCTTCGTAGTCAGCACGGAACAGACCATTTAATTTATTGGCTAACTCTTCGCTTGCCTCTCTGTCACCAGGACGAAACTTAACAGTGATTCTGTTATTGCGGTATTCTGCAATGATGCGGTTAAGTTCAGTTGCTACCTTATTGATTTCAAACTTAGGATACTTCTCGAACTGCTCATCAAGCTTAGTTCCAGCCGCCGTTGCTCCTTCCCATTGACCTCCGGGGACACGAGCAAACCTCGTAGCTTCAATGCACTTTTCGCGCACTTCCTGCTGTGGAGAATAGGCGCGGTCAAACCTGAGCATGATCCGCTCATGTTTTTTCTCTAATGTCTCTGCCATGTTTACCAACCGGATGATGAGGGAACGTATATTTCTGTTTCTTCGCGGACCAATGCCGGGCAATGCATACACATCATCAGCGCATCAGCCAGGTTAGGAGATGGAATACCGAGCTTCTGCTTCATTTCGACCTTAGTCATAAGCTCCAGCTTCCCGTTGTTATTGAATTTGCGCTGAATCTGCGTAAGTTCTGCAAACAGCTTCTCCAGCATCTTCTCGCCTATCGCTTCTTTGTCGAAACTCAGCATGTCGTCTGGGTCTGCATACTCACCGTGAACAACCGCCCGATATGTCAGATACAGCCTGTCAGCCAGCGCGTAATAGAATTGCGCTCGCTTATTGCGGAATACATCGCCAATAGTGCGAACGTTGTCACCCTGTACGACTTCATCAGCCCATGCTCCGGCCTGATACGGCGCATCTTCATCGAATGGCGATTCGCTGCCCTTGAACATCGTGGCGGTGATTTTCTTACCGGAGAATGCTTCCGTTGTCTGTCTGCGTAGCCCGGCACCAACACCATCACCATCCCACAGGTAATGGTCAGCACCGTCTTCAATCGCCAGCGAAGTTGCCCAGTCAGCACCTTCATTGATGTCCATCAGCAGACCTTCGGCAATGCGCTTAACTACCGAACCGTGGCGCGATGCATAACCTTTAGCATCCGGTCCTGTATCTGATGGGTCATGTGCAGAGACAACCGCGCCCTTCGCTTTCCATCCGAGTTTCTTGTGCGCATCGGTTGCGGCTTCAAGCCATTCTCGCTTGATGATTGCCATATCACTTGCGCTCACTGGCTCACCAAGCCAGATGTGACGATACAGTGTCGGATTTCTGCGTTTACACTCTTCCATCTCCAGACGGAGAACTTCAGGAAAGTGCGGGTTGTCGGTGTAGTTCACCGTCAGCAGGCAAATATCATCTGGAGGATTTACGACGAACCGCTGATAGGTATCGTCGAGTATGTTCTTCGGGTTAAAGCTCACCCATATTTCAGAGAACGGCTTACGGATGGTTGGAATCAGGATATCCCATGATTCCTTCGTTACCGCTTCCGCTTCTTCCACCCAGCAGATATCAATGCCTTCGAGCGATTTAATCTTCGTCGGGTTGTTTTTGATGCCGTAGAACATGAATTCAGCATTCGTTCCGAGATGACGAATCATTGAACGCTGAATTTCAAACTCAGCCGAATATCCTTCACGCTCGATGGTGTCTTCAAGCAGCCGGATTACCGAATCGCTGATACTGTTTTGCAGTTCACGAGCGCAAAGAATACGCACTGGCTGACGACGCGCCGCTTCAACAAGCAGCCTAGCAATTGCCCATGACTTACCGCTACCTCGACCGCCTTTGGCGACTTTGTAGCGATGCGCCTCAATGAACGGTTCAAAGATAGGATTAATCGAGGTCATTTTCCGAACAGAGTGCTCATCGGTGATGTTTCAATCTGGATTGCGCCGCCGTCTTTGCCTGTTAGCTCGTGATCAACCTTGTCGCGCCATTTATCCTTCTGTCTGTTCTTAAGCCAGAAGATGGCAGCGGTTGTATCAGGCGGGTAATACTTCTCAAGCGGAGTTTCGACAATTCTGTTTTCAATAACACGAATATCGATATCTGGAGCCACGAAGCCCATAGCGCGTTGATAAAGACGATCACTAACTTCTGCATCAGCGACGGCCTTGCCCTTTTTTATGGACTCCGAAAACTTAGGATAATCAAGCTTCCACTTGTTAATAGTTGACTCACTGACTTCAAAGAAATCAGCAAGTTCTGCATCGGTGTAGCCCAGCAAGCACAGTTTGCGTGCCTGTTCGGCATACGCCTCTTGATACTTTGTTGGGCGCGCCATGTTTATGCTCCGGTAGTGAACAGGTCTAACGCTTCCTTAGATTTACGCACCGCTTCGAATGTGCGGATCGTGATATCTGAATTAGCGCCGCCTGACTGGAAGTGAATTTTGAATAGCTCAAGCTTCAGTTCGTCCGTGCCGATGAATTGAAATGCTTCTTCTGCGGCTGCGTTCTGGTTCATGACCAGCTTGTAAATCTCTAACTGGAATTTCTGTTCTTCAGTCATGGGAATAATCTCTGCCATTGTTGGCTCCGTTTATCCGTTAAAAGGGATATCAGTTAAGTTATCCCGTGTAGGGTATAAGCCATTATCGAGACCACTCATTGAATGGTCTCTGCAATAACCGATGTCTTTCCATCAGTCCGCCACCACAAAGAATCTTTTTTGCCATAAGGCTGGAGGTTCATCTTTCAGTGGCTGCCAGTGTTATTTCCCCACTTACTGGCTTGGGTTGTATCGCTGTACTGCCGTTAATTAGTGACCAGAAATTAACTCCGGTTTCATTATCAAGCCCACCCGTAGATAGGCTTTGTAATGCCTACATGGTTAAATGATTTGCCAGTCTTCAGCCATCAGGTCGCCAATGGATGGAACCCATGTAGCAAGGCGGTTCTGTGAGTTTTTCAATACAAGCGTGTCATTGAAAGTTGGCTCGCCAACATATTCGCCAAAGCCATAACCCAACGCAGACGCTAATTTTTCCCCTTTCACGAGATAAACAAACTGGTCTTTCCCATTCCATCCTGCCCGCTGCAAACTTTTGCCCTGTTTTAACGCTTCCATGGCAAGGCCGAAACTTAACCCTGATACCGGACGATAAGCCTTTTCGAATACTTCTTTTGGACTCCAGCTAACGTAGCCATCAAAGCGATCGGTGTTAGGTTTTCCGCCATCCAGATATTCAACCAGATAGCCTTCGTCCTCGCCGTTTTCTCCGGCAGGAAGCTGCCAGCCACGAAAATCGTTATATGCCTGTCTCGTCATCGGAAAGGCGTTAATCAGTTTTACGCCAATATGCTGGGTCATAAAATTACCTATGGAGTTGGGAATAAAAAACCCCGCGAATGCGAGGCTAAATCCTGGTATTTGTAATGAACTGGCTCTTATCTCAACGCAGCCCCTTACCGCGCGCCATATGCTCAACTTCAAGCATCAGCAATGAGATGTTTAATCTGGATTCACTCCAGAAGTGATCACCACCCTGCCTACAGAGCCAGATGTGAAGGATGATGAGTAAAATTATCGCTATCATCGAAGGCATTGCGTCCTGATGTACTCCTGCAGGTAGTTAACCTGCGCGGTTATCTTGTCGATTCCACTTCGGAGATGGTAATAATTGAGTTCAGCATCTGCTGTAAGTCTTGGGCTTTCTCCATCGCCCATGCTGCTGGCTCCGGTCGTTGACTTTGCACAGGTGGCGGCGACTTGCAGGCGCTTACGACCAGCAGAAACATCAGCACGGAGACTTTCGATAGTCGCGTTTGCATCAGCAAGCTCCTTTGTATATCTGGCATCGAGTTCTGCTACATCACGTTGACGTTTCTGCATGTCAGCGATGATGGATGTGGCTTTATCTCGCTGCTCTTTGTAGGCGATGGCGTTATCACGGTAATGATTAACAGCCCATGACAGGCAGACGATGATGCAGATAACCAGAGCGGAAATAATCGCGGTGACTCTGCTCATACCTCAATCTCTCTGACCGTTCCGCCCGCTTCTTTGAATTTTGCAATCAGGCTGTCAGCCTTATGCTCGAACTGACCATAACCAGCGCCCGGCAGTGAAGCCCAGATATTGCTGCAACGGTCGATAGCCTGACGGATATCACCGCGATCAATCATCGGCAAAGCACCACGTTCCTTAATCTGCTGCAGCGCAACAGCGTCCTGGCTTTTGGGAGAGAAGTCTTTCAGGCCAAGCTGCTTACGATAGGCATCCCACCAACGGGAAAGAAGCTGGTAACGTCCGGCTGCTGTTGATTTGAGTCTGGGGTTTAGCGTGACAAGTTTGCGTGGGTGATCTGAGTAATCAGTGAATAGCTCTCCGCCAACAATGACGTCATAACCATGATTTCTGGTTTTCTGACGTCCGTTATCAGTTCCCTCTGACCACGCCAGCATATCGAGGAACGCCTTACGTTGATTATTGATTTCCACCATCTTCTACTCCGGCTTTTTTAGCAGCGAAGCGTTTGATAAGCGAACCAATCGAGTCAGTACCGATGTAGCCGATGAACACGCTCGTTATATAAGCGAGATTGCTACTTAGTCCAGCGAAGTCGAGAAGGTCACGAATGAACCAGGCGATAATGGCGCACATCGTTGCGTCGATTACTGTTTTTGTAAACGCACCGCCATTATATCTGCCGCGAAGGTACGCCATTGCAAACGCAAGGATTGCCCCGATGCCTTGTTCCTTTGCCGCGAGAATGGCGGCTAACAGGTCATGTTTTTCTGGCATCTTCATGTCTTACCCCCAATAAGGGGATTTGCTCTATTTAATTAGGAATAAGGTCGATTACTGATAGAACAAATCCAGGCTACTGTGTTTAGTAATCAGATTTGTTCGTGACCGATATGCACGGGCAAAACGGCAGGAGGTTGTTAGCGCGACCTCCTTCCACCCGCTTTCACGAAGATCATATGTAGAAGGCCGCAGCATAACTATCACTGATGAGTTCAGGATAGCCAGTGGCTACGGCTCAGTTTGGGTTGTGCTGTTGCTGGGCGGCGATGACGCCTGTACGCATTTGGTGATCCGGTTCTGCTTCCGGCATTCGCTTAATTCAGCACAAAAGGAAGAGCGCTAGTCTACCTCTATCGATTAACGGGCTTGTGGGGCAGTATCGCCGATTCACCTAACGCTCTTCCCTTTGTGATTGTAACGCAAAAAGCCCCGAGCTATTAACTCAGGGCTTTATTTAACGAGTGCATTTATCCATCGTTGAGTCAAATTTACCCAACTTTATTCAAAAAGTCAATATCATGATGTTAATATGTTGCCATCCGTGGCAATCATGCTATTAACGCGTGACTGCATTCAAAATATTGTCTGCGATTGACTCTTCCTTGTGGCATTGCACCACCAAAGCGTCATACAGCGGCTTAACAGTGCGTGACCAGGTGGGTTGGGTAAGGTTTGGGATTAGCATCGTTATGGCGCGATATGCGGCGCTTGCTGGCATTCTTGAATAGCCGACACCTTTGCATCTTCCGCACTCTTTCTCAACAACTCTCCCCCACTGCTCTGTTTTGGCTATATCAACCGCACGGCCTGTACCGTGGCAATCTCTGCATCTTGCGCCCGGCGTCGCTGCACTACGGCAATAATCCGCATAAGCGAATGTTGCGAGCACTTGCAGTACCTTTGCCTTAGTATTTCCTTCAAGCTTTGCAACGCCACGGTATTTCCCCGATACCTTGTGTGCAAATTGCATCAGATAGTTGATAGCCTTTTGTTTGTCGTTCTGGCTGAGTTCATGCTTACCGCAGAATGCAGCCATTCCGAATCCGGCTTGTGATTGCGCCATCCCCATAGCAGCCATCACATCAGTACCGGAAAGAGAGTCAGAAGCCGTGGCCCGTGGTGAGTCGCTCATCATCGGGCTTTTTGGCGAATGAAATTTAGCTACGCTTTCGAGTCTCATGCAGCGTCGCCTCCCGCCGGCTTGTTCAATCCAAGCCGGTTCACCAGTTCACGCTCTCGCTCATGCAGATAATCCATTGCCTTCTGGTGTTGCTCCGTCATCTCTCTGACGCTGCGCAATTCAGCTTCGTCACGTTCACGCTGCTGTTTCGCCTGGTTAATGCTGGTTATGCTGCACATTGAGATTCCCCCATGCGGAGTTGAATTCCGTCCTGATACCAGTCTGGTAATGTGAAATCGATGCGCCCTGTAACACCATGCGCCCTTAGCTCCTGTAACCGCTTCAGTTCGTTCTTCATGTGCTGGTATAGCTCATCCATCTGCCATGTCTTTAAGCGCACAGGAACACACGCCAGACGCGCTACACGCTCTATTGTCATCTCCCCATAGACAATCTCCGCATGCGCGGTGAATTCGTATGGGTCTTCTTCAAGTTTTCGGTGACAGCCAACGCAGTGGGCGAAGGCGTTATAGGGATGGTATCTGGTGGCTTTGTGTCGTCGGGATTTGAAGTGGGAACAGTGGAGTTTTTGTCTTTCGTGGTGAAATGATCGTCCGCAGTAATCGCATTGCCAGTCCGTTCGCTCCCTAACCAGTTGGGAGAAAACGTCATCAAACTTATCTCTCTTTAGCGCCATTGTGTCCACCTTTTGTCATTTTTTCAGCATATTCAGGCCAGTGCTTTTTAAGTATTCCATAAGGAACTCTCAGGCTTATTCCATGGCGATTAGCCCAGTTAACCAGGCTGTTTCTGGTTCTTCCAATGGCTGCAGCCATAACGTCTGCAGGAACCTTACCAGCTACACGCCTGATGTAGTCCTGCTCTCTGGGTGAATATGACTTGACGCTATTCATCGTCTTCTTCCTCGTACATTGAGTTATTCGGATCGCTCATCAGTTCTGCGCAGCAGTGCTCACACACATGAACTTCCAGCACATGCAGCTTCTGACCGCAGTTAGCGCACGTTAAAGCTCGCTCGACACTTTCTTGTTCGTAACTTCGATTGGGGTCAATCATCGCGTTTTCCTCGCGCGCTCTCTAAGCCACCGGATATCCCACAGGTGAGCCGTGTAATTGAAGGTTTTTACGTCAGATTCTTTTGGGATTGGCTTTGGTTTATTTCTGGAGCGTTTCGTTGGTAGGTATTTGCAGTTTTCGCAGATTATGTCGGTGATACTTCGTCGCTGTCGTGCCATACGTCCTCCTTCGTCTCTGGCAGCGGGAAATTACCCACTGGCGACCGCTCACATCTGATACACCATTGGTGCCAATAAGGTTGATTTGGCCGGAATCGATAATCGTCTTTGCTTTCTCCGCAGCGGTAGCAGTGTTTCATGCGGCGTCTCCAAACCTCGCTTTCCATTCCAGTGCTAACCGGGCTTCGTCTGACCACTTAACGCCGCGCTCTGTACCGAATGCCTGTATAAGCTCTAATAGCTCCGCAAATTCGCTTACACGCATCCTGCTGGTTGACTGGCCTATTACCACAAAGCCATTCCCGGCAAGGTTAGGGACAACGTCCTGCTGCTTTAATGCTGCGGTAAACACACACTTCCAGCTTTCTGCATCCAGCCATCGTCCATGCCAGTTAACCTGACGTGAGACATCACCAAGGCAAGCCCAAAGCTTCCGATTTTGGTCTAAGCTGCGGTTGCGTTCCTGAATGGTTACTACGATTGGTTTGGTTGGGTCTGGAAGGATTTGCTGTACTGCGTGAATGGCATTTTGCTGATGTGCTGGAGATCGAATTTCAAAGGTTAGTTTTTTCATGTCTTCCCTCTCCACCAAATAAAAAGGCCTGCGATTACCAGCAGGCCTGTTACTAGCTCAGTGATGTAGATGGTCATTGCCAGCACTCCTCATTGTCACGGTCTCTCCATGTGAGCCATATAAACTCATAGACGAACGGGATAAATGCCTCAAAAAACCGTTTCCACTGCTCATCAGAAAATCCTGTCGCTTTATCAACCATCAGCTCTATTGGATGTTGCCCCTTTGGTGGTCGAGTGACACCTGACAACCTTTCAAATTGCATAATGATCTCTTCTTCGTCGATACATCTGTTCAAAACAGCAATGAAGCGGGGATTCAAAAGCATTTCAGGTATTATTTGGTTGTTCATTCAGTACTCCGTAACATTCTCCTGCCTCCACACTTCGTCATACTCCGACTTCGGCATGTTAGCTATGTAGTTGTATGGTGACGCACCTTCCATTTGCAGGAACTGGTGAGACTGCTCGTCAAGAAATAACGGCACACCGCCTTCCCACCCTTCCCCGTTTCGCTGCTTCTCAAGCATTAAAACAGATGCGGGCGCAGCAAGAAGTTGCTGGTCTTTCTCGTTAATTTGCTCGCCAGCCTGAACGCGCTGTAACGCTCTCTCGCGAGCTTTATTGCGCCAGATGATAAATAGGTTATCTGTCAGGTCTGTAATCGCTCCTGAGCCTTTTACGTCCATCTTTCCGGTAGGTTTCTCCTCGCTGTCTCCCTTTCTGGAGTGAGTGACGAGGATAATGTGAGAGTTGGTTTTATTCTTGAAGTCGCACAGCGCGTCAACAAACGCCTTTTGCCCGTTGTAATCGTCATCGCCAATCCCGCACTTCATGAGGCTGTCGATGATGAATAACTGGATGCCGTATCGCCGTCTGGCATATGTGAAAATTTCAATCAGGCGTTCCGCCTTGGCCGTACCTGTCAGGCCAAATAACCAGAGCCGGTCATCGTAAAACTTAAATGCTGATTCGATTTCCAGAACTGGCGGCATTTTGCAACATGTAGACTGCCGGGTCAGGCGTTTAAGCAGAATCCCGGGCTTCAGTTCAAGCGATGCGACGCATGTTTTTATCCCCTGTCTCATGGCCTCAAGTGCCATATGCCCGACAACCTCCGTTTTTCCGTGACCGTTCACGCCATTGACAAGCGTTAACTCCGCCTCACGGAACTGGAAGTTGTAAGCCAGCGTTTCCCACGGTGGGTTAAACAGATACTGCTGCTTGCCGTAGAAAGCATTGATGGTGTCCTGATAAAACTCACGGGCGCTGTAAAGCTCTTCGGGGTCGAAATATGACGCTGTACCGATGTACTGCCAGATTTCATCCTCAGCGACGCCGTTCATCAGGCATTCGTTGATATCTTTGTGCGGCAGTGTAACCAGACGGCAGCGATGTTCACCGAGTCGGCTTGCGATTTCCCTTGCAGCTTCACGACCAACATCATCACCGTCCATCGAAATGAATATTTCTTCAAACCTGTCGAGGTTATGGTATTCAAACTCAATCCACTGTTGCTTAGCGCCTTTCCCGCCACCGAACGGGACAGATAGCGCCGGAATTCCGTATTGCGCATAGCTCATGCAATCAATTTCGCCTTCGCAAAGCACAACCGCCCTCACGCCAGCATCGAGAGCCTGCCATCCGAACAGACAGGGTTCACAGTCACCTTCTGCCATGATGACTTTCTTCCCGTCCGGACGTTCGGTGCTGATTCTCTTGACCTGCAACAACTCACCATCGCGTTTGTACGGAAGCACCAAAGCATCCAGTTCTCGCTCTCCATTCCACACCTTGCCGCTGACAACCTCGTACCGCTTTACGACTTCTGGAGATATGCCACGCGATTGCAGGTACTCAAGATGGGATTCTGTTTTGGTAACGTAACGGACGATTTTCTTGCGGTCAGGTCTGGAAAATTTCTTCTCACGTCTGGCGTCGAAATGGTGATCATCATCCTTGATACCGAGAAATGCCTTTGCCTCCTGCATAGCCTGATGCAGATTTATTCCCCGACAGGCCATCCACAAATCAAGCATGTCACCGCCGTCGCCCTCAGCGAAATCAGCCCATTTTTTCTTACCGCTAAGGTTAACCTTAAGGCTGTTCCCCTTGTCACCGTTGACGTTGCCGGCAACCCACTCATGCCCCTCTTTCTTGCCGTTTGGCAACAGGTGCGGAGCCACCCTGTCAACCTGCGCCCATAGCAGGTCGCTCAGTTCACTTGGAGTCATTACGCTGACCTCAGATCGAGACGGTTAAACCAGAACTCAACGAATGCAGAACTAAGCCAGCCATGGTTATAGCCAGCGATAAGTAACGATTTGATTCTGGATTTCATGATTCACCTGTCGAAAAACACGTAGCCAGTTTTCGATACGGTGATTGCGGATGATGGTTTGGATTGTGGTTGAATTGTTTCTGGCTTTTCGTCGTTCCAGCGCTGACCGTTCAGGTAGCTTGATGGTAACAACCTGTCGAATCCGAACTGCTTACCATTCCTGCATGCGATGTCTTCTGCCAGCATCGTGGCAAACTCGCTTGCCGAACCCCTGGTAGTTTTACGCCATTCCCTGAACTGTGTTCTGAATGCCGAAGCTGCGTTTTTCTTCCCGGATTTCCGCATACCGGCACACCAGAATATTTCCTCGAATGCCTTATCGGTTTCTTCGTGACGGCCAGATGATTTTTCACACTCCGTCCGAACGCTTTCGGACATAATGTTTTTATCTTGTATTTCTTTCTTTTGAATAGTGTCTTTTGTGCCCCCCTGTTTTGAGGGATAACACTCCCTCAAATTGAGGGATGTTTTATCCCCTGTTTTGAGGGATATTCCCTCATTTTGAGGGATGCTCCATTCTGAGATGTTTTTATTTGGTCCAAACATGCCGCCTTGCTGCTTGATAATATTCATTCTGACGAGTTCTAACTTGGCCTCATTGCACCGTTTGACGGGTAACTTTGTAATCTCGCTAAGTTGAGAATCGGTGATTCTGTCCATTGGTTTATTCCACCCATAGGTTTTACGCAGAATGGCAAGCAGCACTTTAAAATGTCGCTTGGTCAGATCTGCACCTGAATAAGCCTCAAGCAGCATATTTGATAGTCTGGCGTAACCATCATCGAGATCTGCCACATTACGCTCCACGACCGGTTCTAACGGTCTGTAGTCTGCTAACTTAACGACGCCCATGTTTCACTCCTGCTTTGGCTAGTCTGTAAACACCAACAAGGCGCTCTGCGAACGCCCTGTTATTTGCTGCGGCTACCACTAATCCCTCAGGTGAATCAGGATGTCGAATCTCTTCTTTTTCCTGGTATTTCTTACTACGTTTTGTCATAATTACCTCTCCTGATGCCCTTAGAAATCCATCTGGATTTGGTCAGAACGCTCGGTTGCCGCCGGGCGTTTTTTATTTCTCGGCATCACAGCTTCCACCGCTTGCCTTGCTACTTCCCTGATTAAACTCGTCTCCCATACCTTCTCCAGAAGAACGAACGTCACCGCCATATCCTGAATGTTCAGGCGGCTTACTTTTGAATCAGACCATCCCGCCATCTTTGCAAAATTTGTCTGACCCATTGATACGAGTCGGGCGCGAAGCTCTGTTTCCACTTCGCGTATCTTTTTGCTGTGATTTGTGAGTTCCATTACTTAGTATTTCCTGTAGTTAATAGTTAGTTGTGGCTATGCGCACTGGCGCATAAACCTGTGGTTGATTTGTTATCTGGAGTTCGCTTTTCAGCGACGTAGGACGAATGTCCGTTGTTGGAAGTGGTGTTGCTTACGCAGCCTTTGATGGAAAAAGATCGTCTATGGTTAGTTCGTAACCGTATTCTTTGAACGCATTGATAAAAGCGCGACAAAGATTGATGTCCATTCCCCTTCTGCCTGTCTCGTAATGACAAACTGCACCACGCGTACAACCGAGTACTTTCGCAAGATCTTCCTGCGTTAAACCGAAGCGCTCGCGAAAATTGCGAATATTATTCATAGGCTCCTCCTCACCAATAAGTATACACATCGTATTCAATATCGCAATACATAGTTTACGAGTTGTGACTGTTCTTGTTTGATACAAATTGTATAATTTAAGGATGAAAATGAACTGGTATGACATAGCGAAGCAAAGGATTGATCAGCTTGGATTGAATCAGGATAAAGTTGCTGAACACCTTGGTGTAACCAAAGGTGCTGTTAGTCATTGGCTTAACGGAAGAAGGAACCCATCAATACAAGAAATTGGAGCAATTTTTCAATATCTTGGAGTTACAGACGTGGGGTTCAACGCTGACGGAACCTTTAGCGTTGGAGAATCAACAGAACAAAAGCCTGTTAAACCTCAATTTGAATACCCATTCTTCTCTCACGTTCAGGCTGGAATGTTTACACCAGAATTTCGCACATTCACCGAGAGAGATGCAGAATGCTGGATTAGTACGACCAAAAAAGCCAGTGATTCATCTTTTTGGCTTGAAGTTGAAGGCCACTCAATGACGGCTCCAGCGGGATCACGACCAAGCTTTCCTGAAGGAATGCTGATTCTTGTAGACCCAGAAGTTCCTGTAGACCCAGGCGATTTTTGCATTGCAAGGTTATGTGGTGATGAGTTCACTTTTAAGAAGCTCATCAAAGACAGCGGACAAGTATTCCTACAACCGCTAAACCCTCAGTTCCCAATAATGCCATGTAACGAACAATGCAGGGTTGTAGGTAAGGTTGTGGCCAGCCAGTGGCCTGATGAGATATTCGGTTGATGATGGATAATGGATGTTTGGGTGATATACAAATGATTAAAGAACGTATTTCTTATGTTATCCCGATCGCGATAGATGGCAGCAAATCAGGAACCCCAGTCCTCATCTATGAGATGGCAAAAGACTCATATGAAGTGGATTTGTCATTCGGTATTTTTTTTATCGGTCTTAGAGCAGCCAAGAAATACTCCGTTGGCATCGAGGTGTTCAATGACAATGAGACACCAATTCCAATTGACACGAAGAAATTTTCCAACCATATGTTTTTCACCGTTGCAGAAGCTGGTGATGGAGAAACTGTTGTGTCGGCATCCATGAAAACAACGTTTCCTAAGGTTGAAATTATTAACCCTGGAATATTTGAAGTTAGAGCGTCACTGGTTAATCCAGACACCAAAGAAGTCATTGATGTGAAAAGCTCTTTTTTCGATATTAAGCGTACTGGAGTGGTTCGCAATGAGTTCCAATAACACCGTTACTCAGCTTCGTCCAAATCAAGACATCTCTCGCCAAATTGGACACCACTTCACTGATGATGCATACTCACGGCATAGTGGTGGCAATGGCGGTGGTGATGACATGCTAAAACGTGTAGAAAAATTGGAAGAGAAAATAGCTTCTATTAGCACTGATATAGCTGTTATCAAGGCCACAATGTGTACAAAGGAAGATTTACACAAAGAGCTGAATGGTCAGACTTGGAAAATTGTCATAGCCCTTGTTATTACTGTTCTAATAGCCGTTTTTTCTAAATACTACATAAAGTAACCCTGACACCGAGCTGGAGTTCACTGCCTTCCTATCCCTACGTAAAAAATTCGCCAGCCAACGTAACTCATTGATAATTACGCCAACGCATAGCTATTTCCTCCATTTGCCCGCCACCTTGTAACCACAAAGATATCTACTCTTTCGGCAGTGTCAGAACATCAATAGCCAGTTCTACAGCCAAGTCCACATCCTCTTCCCGCCACAGTACCTGAATCATTTCTATCAAAGCTCCACGCGAAGGTTCGCGCTGCTCTACCAGTACCTGCATCAGCGCAGTACCGAGAACCTCAACCACCTGCGGGTGAAGCTCCGCAAAGAACTCATCCTCACTTTTCACACAGATTCCTCGCTCGTTTTTTGTTCAGAACAGTATGGCATAGGCGACTTATAAAAATAAATCACTTTAAAAATCAACACAATGTAAACAAAACAACCACAAGGATACAAAATGTATTTGCAACGATGTTTACTATACGTATACTAAGCACATCAACAGGACGCACTACTCACCAGGACGGTGAACATACAACGATTCAGTGATGAATCTACGCGGCTGAAAAGCCGGAACGACCAAAGTGAGCTTTGGGATGCGATGAATTGCAGTCCATCGAGACAACCAGAAGATAAGCATCTGGCATCGCATCACCAAAGTTCATCAGGAGGTCTATATGACACGCAGAACAACTTTCAATGGCTCAGCAGCAGGTCGTCGTCGCGAGCGCCGTGCAGCGCTTCAGAATGAGACTACAGCCAGTTCAGAAGTAATGCATCGTCCTACTCTTAGCCGTGCGCAGATTCAGGCCAAAGGAAAACACGAAACGCCAAAACGTATTGAAGACGCAAAATCACTTCAGTTCATGGCGAAAGATGCATTCTGGCAACTGGAAGAATACAGACGCAATCTGGAGCGGGCTGCCATTGTGTACGCAAATGAGTTTGGACATAAGCCACCAGAAACCGGTGTATGTTTGCCAGACGTAGCACTTTACGCGGCTGGTCATCGTAAGTGTGGGCAAATTACCGCTAGATAATTATTCAGGCAGCAATCATCTCATCTAATCAGGTCGCAATGCGGCCTTTTTTATTGCCAAAATTTAAGGAATAACAACATGACCAAAGAAATTGTGACATTCAAGGGATTTAACAAAGACCTAAAGTGCCGTGACTTTCAGTTTGAAATTGGCAAGACCTTCCATCACGATGGGAAAGTAGAGGCTTGCGGTTCTGGATTTCACGCCTGTGAATGTCCTTTCGATGTTTTAAGTTATTACCCTCCTGCAGAAAGTCGCTATGCGGAAACAATATCTTTTGGTGTTACAGACCGTGAAGAAGAAGGTGACACTAAAATAGCCAGTGCCAGTATCACAATTAAGGCTGAGTTAACGCTTCCACAGTTCATTCAGCGTGGTATTGAATGGATTTGGAGCAAGATAGATAAGTCGCTTGAGCAACAGATCATGTCTGGCTACTGTTCAGCGGCAACTAACACTGGCGACCGGTCAGCGGCAACTAACACTGGCTACTGTTCAGCGGCAACTAACACTGGC